AAGGGGGCGACCTTGGTCCGAGCAGGAACCAGTAGCTCAGTGCTCTACGGTGTTTCTCCTCAGTCCAAGTACATTGAGTTGCTGCCAGGGGACAATGGCATCCGCGTTTATGCGGCGGGAGATCCCATCCCACTCACTGTGTCGTACGTTACGAAGTACGGAGGGTTGTAGTGGAGATCTACACACTCGACCCTCTTCTCCGTCGGGAGAACGTCATCGACCGATTCGAGTCTCTCATCTGGACCGAGAGATTCCAGGAGTTCGGTGACTTTCAGCTCGATATTGCCTCGACCAGTTCGGCTCGTAATTTGCTCAAGGCTGACACCTGGTTGGCCATGAACGAATCCCATCGGGTCATGCGAGTCGAATCGATCGAGGATGCGGCTGACGCCGACAACCGGAGGATGTTGACGATCAAGGGAAGGTCGATCGAATCGATACTTCTCGACCGCGTCATATCTGCTGCGTTGGCCACTTGGGCAACCACGCAGAAGTGGACTTTCACAGGTCCTCCGGCTGCGGTCATGAGGAAGATCTTCCACGATATTTGCGTCCTCGGGGTTCTTGACCCTAACGACGTGATCCCGTTTATCGTGGAAGGTTCTTTCCTTTCGCCGAGCACCATTCCAGAACCCATCGACCCCATCACAGTGGACCTTGAACCGGCAGCAGTCTATGACGCTGTCAAGGCCATTGGGGACGTCTGGAATCTGGGGTTCAGACTGCTGAGAAACTATGATCTGTCTCAGCTATATTTCGATGTCTACACGGGAACGAACCGGACCAGTTCACAGACGGTCGTTCCCCCGGTGATCTTCACTCCGGAACTGGACAATCTCCAGAACACAAAAGAACTGACATCGATCGACAAAGCCAAGAATGTGGCTTACGTATATTCCCCGGCGGGGTATCAGATCGTCTACGGGATAGACGTGGACCCCGAGGTGGAGGGTTTCGAACGCCGTGCTCTGGTGGTGAACGCAACCGATATTACGGACGAGAATCCGGATGTCGTCGCTGCCCTGATCCAGCGTGGTAACGAAGAACTCGCCAAGAGCCGTGTCTATCAGGCTTTCGACGGAGAGATCAGTCAGTTCAGTCAGTTCAAATACGGTACGCACTACAACCTCGGAGATGTAGTCGAGGTTCGTAACTACAGCGGTGTAACCAATGACATGAGGGTCACGGAACAGATCTTCGTATCCGACCGAGAGGGCGATAGGGCATATCCGACCCTCTCACTCAACACCTTCATCAACACTGGTTCATGGCTGTCCTGGCTCAACAACAAGGTCTGGTCCGACCTCACTACAGAAGAATGGGCAACGCAGCCGTGAGACTGTGGTATGCATTCCGCCGGAAATTTCACCGGCCGAAGTATGACGAACGAGGTTACTGCGTTCGTTGTGATTGACACAAGGGAGGTGTGAAATGCCACCTGGAGATCAGGCGGCTGCGGCAGGCTATACGACAGTACCCGAGACAGGCGAAGAAGGGCGAGTTCGCTGGGGAGCACGGGAAATCAACCGTACTCGCGACTTCCTCGCAGGCCTGAAGGCTCTCATCCCGACAGGCAAGTCCGGGTACCGGACCTCCGCAGGAATCACATCAGGAACCACAGATCCCGCGCCTGCCGTCGGTTCTGACGGGGATATCTACTTCAAGATCATCAGTTAGGTGGTGTCGTGACCGACTACACGAAAACCACCGGCGTCAACGGTAAGATGATGATCCGTGATACCGGGACTGATGTTGAGTTCTGGTTCAAGGCGGGATATTCATCTGACTGGTGGAACGGGATGCCGTTCAACTGGACTGCAAATGGAAGAACAACTTCTACCACGATCAACTACCCCACGGGTGCTGACTGGAAGAAGGTCGGAGAAGTCCGTATCACGGATTCTCAGACTGTTACATTCCGTCTGACTGACAGTCATAGTTCTTCGGGTATCGGTGGTCCGACGTCATTCAGTCAGGCCATCAAGCGGGACACTGTTCCGGCCAAGCCGTCCACACCGGTCATATCCAGCATCACCGCTTCTTCCGTCTATGTTACTTTCTCGGACGGTTCAAGCGGCGGCGACGCAATCGACGCACGACAGATCGGTTACGGCACCAGCTCCACTTCGGTACAACACATCGTAAGTTCGGACCGGTCGACAACTATATCCGGGTTGTCGGGCGGAACTACTTACTACTTCTGGGCCCGAACGCATAACTCCGAAGGATGGAGTTCATGGTCGGGAAGAGCTTCGGCCACAACACTCAAAGTTCCAGACGCCCCAAGCACACCCCTCCTGTCCAGCGCCATGATGACGAGTGTGGATGTCGCATTCAGCGCGAACGGGAGTGGTGGTTCTACGATCACCGGCTATGAGATCGGCTGGAGTACGAGTTCTACGGGTATCCCCACAAACTCTGTCGCCGCGAAGTCGCCTCAAGTAGTCACTGGTCTTACTCCGGGAACCATATATTACTTCCGAACCCGAGCTAAAAGCGGAATCGGATGGAGCGCATGGTCAGGAGCGGCCAGTGTACGAACGGTTGCTGGAGCCTATCTAAAGGTAGGCGCGGAATGGAAGCTTGCAGTCCCCTACGTAAAGGTCGGTGGGGTGTGGAAGATCGCCGAACCATGGGTGAAAAGCGTAGGAGTCTGGAAGCGAACAACGTAGACAGTTAGGGGAGGGTGCGTTTTATGGACGAGGTTTGGGTCCGAGTTATCATGATCATATTCGGGTCCACTATGGGTTCGACGGGTATGTGGTCCTTTCTTCGTAGCAGAGATACGAAGCGGGCAGCCACCACCCGACTCATGATGGGTATGGCGCGAGAGACCATCACGTCGCATGGCCTGGTGTATATCGAGCGCGGGTACATCACCAAGGAAGAGTACGACGAACTCGACAAGTACTTCTACAAGCCGTACATGGCCCTTGGCGGAAACGGAACAGCCGAACGGATCATGTCGGAGGTTGGTCGCCTCCCGTTCAGTTCGCGCAGCAGACTGACCGAGATATCTCGGAACCGGGATACGGACGGATGGAGTAGTAATGTCAGAGTCGTCAGTCGAGAGGAAGCCGACACCCCTTCTGGGTGACGGTGTGTACAACGTCGTGAAGCGAACGGCAACGATCATCCTGCCCGCGCTGGCCACGCTATATTACGGGCTGGCCGTGATGTGGGACTTCCCGGAACCCGACAAGGTGGTGGCATCGATCACGCTGCTGAACACCTTCCTCGGCGTTCTGGTGCAGGTCTCGAAGAAGTCGTACTACAACAGCGGTCACCAGTACGCGGGTGAGATCCAGGTGACCGAGTCGGGCGGCAAGAGGATCGCCTCTCTAGTCGTGGACGGGGACCCCGAGGATATTCTGAACATGTCCGAGGCCACCTTCAAGATTCAGGACACGGGCGAGAACCCGATGGTCAAGCCATAGGTGTAACACCTTCCTCAGGGGTCGCATATTTTACAGGGCCTATAATGAGACCCCTACGGAAGGAACTGCCTTGATCAACATCAAGACGTTCAAGCTGACCGAGCCGAGCGACCTTGAGAAGGAGATCGCGCGGTTGTTCGCACTGCTGTCAACGATCGACGTTGACGACGCGAAGTACAACACGGTGTCCGACCAGCTCGCCAAGCTCTACAAGCTCAAGGAAGTAGATTCCAAGAGCAGCGTAAGCAAGGACGCTCTGGTCGGTGCCGCTGTCAACCTCGCTGGAATCTTCATCATCACCCAGCACGAGCACCTGCACATCATCACCTCAAAGGCCCTCGCCTTCGTCGGCAAGAAGTCTGTCGTCTGATAAGCCAGACCAACTGAAGCATCTCTGACGAGCGGCATGTAGACCCTAACCGGTTTACATGCCGCTCGTTTTTTGCCTTTCGGAGTCTCGCAGAGTTTACAGGGCCTATTATGAGACCCCTACGAAAGGATCAACCATGAACCTGAAGCAGAAGTTTGCCAACGCCAAGAAGAAGATCGAAGAGAACCGTGTCGTAACGGATGCGCTGATCATCGCTGGGTGTGTCGCCACTGCATCCTATGCCCTCTACGTCAGCAAGCGTATCGACGATACTCGAAAGATCGTCGCCGAAACGCGGGAAGACCTGGAGGCAGCGGATGCAATGATCCGAGACATCAACATGAACGCGCGCCACGTACGCGACACCGGCCACTCCGTCACCTTCTACAACGCGAAGAAAGAACCTGTGTTCATCATGAACGCCCCTACCGAAGACTGACCTCAAGACCTGAATCCCTACATGGGGTTTGGGTTTTGTCTTCTCGCATATTTTACAAGGCCTATTATGAGACCCCTACGAAAGGCTAATCGTGAACCTGAAGCAGAAGTTCGCCCGAGTCAAGCAGGACGTCAGGGAAAACTACCCCACCTACGTCGGACTTGTAGTCTCTGCTGCTGTGGCTACCGCTATGACCACCGTCTATTACCGTCGATCCATCAATGAGTTGTTCGAAGAGAACTACCTCATTCGAAAGGTCGACGGTAATGACAACCTGGTTGCATTGGTACCACTCACTGATGACTGCATCCAAGAGATGAAAGATGGGAAAACAATCACCTACCCGACTGATGACGGCAACTTCGCAATGAAGCTGAATTAGTTCGAAACGAGCCTCAAGTCCCGACCCCCTTCACAGGGGGTTTGGGTTTTCCTCGGGTCGCAACTTCTACATGGCTTATTATGAGACCCCTACTATCGATTGGAAACGATCATGCAGAAGTTCAAGAACCTTCACGAGAAGACCAAGACTGCTGGCAACAAGAAGATCTCCGACAAGTCGATCGACCGATTCCTCACCATCAC